GGGTTGCCGTCAACGTCAAAGGACCGCAGTCTATAGACCTTCCAGGCGGTGAGCACATTGCCGATTTCGTTTTTAAAAAAAGCGATGATGATTGGAAAAATAACAAGGGTCCAAAGCCAATGGATTGATAATGTATCCATACTGTTCACTCCTTTTATTAATTGATACGCTCTATGATACGGGCCAATCGTTCGGCCCTGGGCCGGGTTCGTTCATCCCGGTACCATTCACTGTTACGCATTTCATCTGCCATGCGGCCCCAGTCATGGGCTGTTACCGCCTTGATCATCCCACTGAATCCCCGGAACCCTTCTGGGCCAAGCTGGTACCTCATGTTGATCAGCACCGCCTTGGCCTGTTCGGGCAGCCCATCCCACAGGCCGGAAAACACCCGCTGTGAAAGATCCTCCACAGCCTCTGTGTAATCCTGGGTGTACAAGGCGTCGGCTTCATCCCGGCTTATTCCTTTGTCCGTCAGGTTCCGGCCATACCCGATGTGTGTTTTCCCTTTATGGTCCGCATAGGGTTTGAGCCGCAGCCCTTCATCATCTTTGATGGATGTAATGTCCCCGGTGCCGGGACTTGCCGTGACATCGCCAGGCAGATCCGGTACCGGTTCAACCAAAGAATCCGGGGTAATGTAAATATTGAGCGCTCCGTGATTCGATAGCCCCGCTATCTGTATTTTGCCGCTGTTCACAGGCCCTGCCACTGGTGGGGCATCACCCTGTTGGGCAGGTGCCGTACCAGGCGGAGCCAGAGATATTCCCTGCATAACAGGCAGGCACCCGGTCAATACCCAGCCGCAAACAAACAAAAAAATCAGTAAAAAACAAAACCGTTTCATGGTGCATCCTTTCGCGTCCTGAGCCATGCCCGGAATTTATGCATGGTCAAATATGCTTTGGGTAAAGTGATGAACACCAGGGTCACCACCGCGATAACCAGTGCAATCAGGCTTGACCATCCGTCACATGAGTGCGGCCAGGAAAGACAGATACCGCTGACAGCATAGCCAATGATATCGTCCAGCCATTTTCCAAGTCTTTCAAACACGTGTTGTCTCCTTTTCTGCCTGGCAAAGGACACAAAGCTGACACCCGGGAATTGCCCGTTGTCTGGCTTCGGGTATCGGTTCGCCGCATTCCAGGCAAGTCATGCGGCCGGGGCCGCTGGATATGGCAGCCCGGGCCTTGTTAATTTCCCGGGCGGTGTCATCCATTTCAATGACCGATGCCCTGTCCGCAATATCAGCCATTATTCAGCCACAATATTTTCAGTGCGGTCCGAGGCCAGATAAGGCACCTCGTTGATCCGGACAAAATCCGGGGATGTCACTTCGTAGGACACCTTGGTGATGGACTTTTTGTCACTGGTGGGGTCATATTCAACAATGTCGGACAGGTTGAGCAGGCATCCGAAGGCCTCCACCTTTTCCTCTTCCGTGGTCCCTTTTGCATAAAACACAATATCCACCGGTTCGATTTCCTGCCATGATCCCTGGCTGCTTGCTTCCTCGGCCAGAATGGCCATGGCAGCCGCATCCAGTTCCAAATCGCCGGACGCCCCGACCTCTCCAGGCACAAACCCGTTGGGCACACCGCCGTCCTTGACCACCTTGCGGCCATCCTCAATGGTCAGGGTGGCCTTTTCCACACGCATCTTGGCAAAATCACCAACAGATACGTTAAATGCACTTGAACTGACTCGTTTCACTATGTTCCTCCTTTATTCCGGACGGGCCGGGTTATTCCGTGGACAGGTCCAGGGCCAGGTTAACGGTAATTGATTTGGGACAGTTGTAAGGCTGCACCGTGATGTAAATGAGCACACTGGTCTTGGACTTCCACTCAATCACAATGGAGTCCGCCGTGGGCGGGTAGATCTCACCCGGGAAGGTATAGCCGCCGATGGTCACGCTCTTGGCCATGGCCCGCAACGGCTTCATAAAATAGGTTTTGTTCTCGGCAATGGACACCGCCGTGGAGTTCAACCGCCGGTCACCAATCCTGGCGATCACATAGGGCTTGACCTGGCGTACCGCCTTGTTCATCACCCGGACGTACTCAACCACCTCGTAATCGCTGCCGTCGGATGCCAGCATATTGCAGTCCCCCCAGTACATGCCGTCATAATCCGGGTACCACTGGGGCACGGAAAACCGGTACCCATCCAGGGTTTTAAGGTAGGCCATGGAGATCTCGGCCCCGGCACTGTCCACGGGTTTGTCTGACCAGGAGCCGGACAACGCCCCCGTCGCCACCCGCATGGGGGTATCAGCCACGGTCACGGACGAATTACACAGGCGGCCTGCCAATGTCCCAAGGTCAAAACCCCACAGATACGGGACAACCGCCACCGAATCCGCAGAGATCCCGTCAATGATCTCCTTGACTGCTGCACAATAGGTGGCCCAGGTCTGGGTCTCAGCATCGCAACCGGCCACAGCCGTCAGAATGAAAACAGGGCGCATATAGGTGGACATGATGGCATCGGCCTTGGTCTGCATGGCTTCAATTGCCGTGGATTCGGTCACCGCATCGGTCAAAACAATGGCCTCGCAGGAGGTCACGCCCATGGCATAGTCCACGGCATCCTGCCAGTCTGTTTCTGCAGCAATAGGCATCACACTGGCAGACCAGTTCTGGTCCGCATTATCCATGGCCGCCTGGACCTGGGTTTTTAAAACAGAATCACCCTCTCCCAAATCATCATCCAGGTCCGCCTCCTGGGTCACAGACAGCACACTGCCCACATTGGTGCCGCCCTGGCCGATGAATAAAAAATGCATTTCAACGTCGGACAATTCCCCCTGGAAGAGGTCAAGCCGGTTGATCTGTATGGTACCAAGTGCCATAGGGTGGTCTCCTTATTTTCGTTTGATCTGCTGCAAGGCATCCCAGGCCATGGCAGTCAGATAAATTTGTGCGTTTTCTGGTGTGGCCCCGAGGATTGGCCGGGGCGGGACTTTAATTGACCAGTTCTGTACGCCTTTGGTTGAGTCGGTGCGCATCAGCCGGAGGATCAGGCCCGCCTGTCCCTGGGTCATGTTCTCCCGTATCCATTTTTGTGATACCCGTTTTAAAACCGCCTTGCCCTTGCCCCGCTTTCTGGCAGTCAACCGCCGGTATCCCTCTTTGTTCAAAGATTTGGCCTGGGCCGGTGTGGCGGGCTTGCCATAATTGGGGCGGCCATATATCCGTGCGGCTTTCTTTGCTGTGAATTCTTCGGGAATACCCCGGTGATGCCGGTCGGCCACCATGGCCTGGCCCGGATTCTTCCAGGTCACCACGGCGCTGTGGTCATCCACAATCCGTGTGATCATGCCCTTGGACATCTTGCTCATCATCCGCCGTTTTTTCTTGGATGCCCGGGATTCCATGGGCTGTCCGGATACGGTTTTTTGTTTCTGGATATTCCCCCGGGTCTCCTTGCGGACCTCGGTTCCGATCTTTTTTAACAGCCGCCGGCGGTTGCCGGGGGACATGGTCAGCACATCAATCTGCTCAGCCAGTTTCAGCCGGGAAGGCCGGTCCGTATCTATGCGGATATCAGGCGATGTCATCAGCCCCTCTCCACCGTGCCGGACTCAGCCACATAAATGGGTATATCAGCAACGGCCCAGGTCTTGTCATCCCACTCAAGCAGGCCGTTTTCATCCTCCACAATCTGGACAGACTCTTTAAACGCCACGGTAATCTGAACAAACACGGTCTGGTCATCCTCCAGGGTCACGTCAATGTCCGGGTCTTCAAGGCCCATCTCGTCACGCTCCGGGTCATTTTTTGCCAGCCACAGCACAAGCCCTGCCAAAAGCAGCGGGGCTATCCTGGCCGGGCACCGGTCAATATCAATCACAGCGTCATACTTAAACCGTCCCACCTCAAAGCCGTTACTCAGATCCTTGCCCGTGGGGGCCAGCGTTCCCAGATCGGCAAACGCATCAATCTGGTCCCGGGTAATGCCGGGAAGGCTTTCGATATATTGAGCCAAAGCGGTCAGCAGCTTCATAGTGCCTCTGCATGGATATTTGTTTTGCCCTGGATCTGGTTAACGGCATCCGATGCCATCCGGTGCCACCGGCCTGCGGTCTCGTCGGCTTCCATGGCATCGCTCTGGGCATCGGACTTGCGCAGCATGGTGGCGTAATCAACCAGCAGAAACGCCTTGGCCTTACAGCTCACCCCACGGATATATAACAGGACAAGTGGATTGCCCCAGGCCGGCATATCATCCGGCTGGATTTCCCCAATGTTCACGATGCCTTCTGCGGTCTTTTCTGTCTGCCAGTCCGCCAACTCTCTGTTTGCCCAGGTGATGGCCAGTTTTAACCGGTCAATCAACATATCTTCCCGGTATTCCCCCGGCAGCCGGTAGCTTGCCTGGAAAGCGGAAAGATTGATTTCTGGATAAAACGATGTGTTGCCCACCACCGTTTGGGAATCAATCTGGTCTGAAAAGCCGGTAAAACTCATGCCGTACCCCTAATGGTTTTTAGATACCCTCATCATAAAAGGCGGACCTGAGCGAGTACACGAAAACCCATCCGATTTTCGCGTTATCGGAAAATAAAAATGCCCTGATCACCGAGGCGGTGTCAGGGCATTAGAAATGTAGTCCAGGGCCGGTTATATCGGCATGGGTTTATGGTCGGGTTTTTCCCGGTCGGACATACAGTCCATGACGAATATTTAATTGAAATAACACTTGATCCTGGTTTGTTAAATTGGTTTTGATAGACTTTTGAAGAATAAGGAGGTTACTATATAGAATTTACTGGTGGCGTTTCCGAGCAGACACCATATCTGGTGGTCTGGTAATTTCAGAAAAAGAACTCAATTATTATTGGTTGCCCTTAGATTACTTCTTTTCAGTTCCTTTTATCGGATTATTTGTTCTACAGGGTATTTTGAGAGACACGGCTGGTGAGGAATCTATCGCATACCAATCGCTGGAGTGGGACCTGGCGTAGTTCGAACCTTTTCGGAAGTAGATGGTTTTAGGAAACTAAAAATTTTTATTTTGCGCTCTTTTTTCACTTAAAATTAATCCTCAAAATAGAGCGGTCTTATGGGTTTTACAGCAGTTAACAGTTAATGCCGTCACATATCACTGACATTCGTATCTGAAGAAACCACCATGTCCTGCTGGATATACCGGGTCTGCATTTCATGGGATTCGAAAGACGGTGCCTGTGACAGATTCGCATCCGTGTCGCAGGCTTTATTTTCATCCGGTCTGGCAGAAAAGAACTTGCCTTTAATCAAAAAAGCCAGGAATGAGATGATAGTCAACCCCAAGAAAATAAAGAAGCCCAGTAAAGCATCGGAAAATCCCATAGTTTAGAAATCCTCCCATTCGCCGGTTTCTTCATTATAAATTTTAGGCATTCCGTCATCTCCAATTACAGCTTCACCACGGGTTCGCCATTTCTTCACCGCCTTGGCCCCACCTTTTGCTGTTTCTCCGGCAGCATCTCCCACTTCTTTTGCCCCTGGCGCTGGCAGCAGTTTATCCACAATTTTCCCGGCACCTTTACTTATTTTATCTAAAATACCTGCGGCTTTTTCACCTTCACCAATACTAGGGGCGACTTTGTCCAAGCCTTTCTGTTTTTTTCTTTCCTTTTCTTTTTTACTATATTTCTTATCGTTGGATTTCGACTTGTCTTTTTCCTTCTGGCTGTATTGGGATTTATCTTTTTCTTTAGATTTGCTGCTGTCTGCTGCTGAAACCGTACAGAAAAAACAAACGCACAACAGGCCGATGCATATCAATCTAACTGCTTTCAACATGATTCTCCCCCTGAAAATTTAGTATTTATCCGGTTGAATCTCGTTTAAATCTTTTTCCAGCTTGATCATATCAGGAGCGCTTGGTCTTGGGGGACGAAAGTCTGCTTTTACAGGTTTAACTTTCGGCTCTACCATCACCCAACCGGAACTGTCCCATAAATGCTCCTGAAAGCCATAGGGGCCGTTATATTTTACTTGGCCGATTGCTGTGTCCAGGGTGTCTCCTTTTTTACCGGTAACAGGTTTTCCATTTTTCAGCAGAACGCCGTGACTTCCCTGAGACCGGCTCCCTTTGTGAGTCAGATAGGTATTCAACTGCCATTCAGCCTTTTTAAAAAGAATATCAGGCTTTCCGGTAAATGCACCGGCCTGCTGTTTTCCGGGCCGGAGATTTTGTATCCGGTTATTTTCAAACAAAGGCTCACCATCGGAAAAGGCCGTGGATGAAAAGACAACAGACAACAGAGCAGCCACCGCACAGATATAGCATTTTACATTTATCCCTTTCATTTCTGTTCTCCTTTTGACCATTTCAATATACTCAATGTCGTATAAATGCTCATAATTCGCAAAAACGATATAACTTATTTTACATATAAAATCAATAAATAACGGAAGTTAAAATCGAGGCAGGTCTTCATTATCAGAAATCACCTTATTTAAATTCGGGGACAGCTTAGCTATTTAAAAGCTGCCTGCAACATCCAAGATAAGCATGTATTGAAAATCCAGGCAAACGCTGCCTGAAGGATATCTCATCAGACATTGGAACGGTGGCAGATGAGATCTAAAATAGCCTTTCTTTGTCCAGGGATGCAAAAACTGCCCGGTCTGCCCGGGTCCATTTAATGCTGTCTACTGGATCTTGAATCAGTTCCTGTAGCACTGTCTGATTCGCCGAGCTCTGACGGAACTTACTAAAAAAGAAACAGCGCTTTATATCAAATTGCTAATCTCAGAAAAAACCGGCTGGCACAAGAATTTTTACAGCAGTCCCTGGTTCCAAATCTATTAAAAATTGGCAGGAAGCGTATGGTCTGTTTTTTTATCAACATCAAAATACTACTGACAAAACCGAAAATTTTATCGTTAAAATCGCCAAGTCTCAGAAGTTTTGAGGAATCGGAAACCCCATATTATCTATAAAAGCTCGCGTTTCGGGGAGTGGTGATGTGCACGATATCTTGTACCCTGTCTTTATTCTGTTGAGGGAAGAGAATAATATATAAAATGTAATCTTGACTTGTCAGAGAATGAAATTTAACAAGGCATGAAATCGACAATTGTAAATTTTCGACAAAAGATATTTAATCCCCAATGAAAGGATGAATTAAGAATTTAGAACGAACAATATATCTCAAGGAG